CATTCATAAAGTCCATATCTCCACCGGTGACTGTGATTAAGCCCTTCTGTTCCCACATCCCATATGGGGCCAGGTCGGTCTCTTGATGCTCCTGGATTCGTCCGCGCGGCATAAAACTGTGGCTGTATACGTACGTCCGGCCATCGGGCAGCTCAAATTCCAGTGCTAGGGTGGTCAGATCTCCACCGCTGGACAAGTCCAGTCCCACCCAGCAGTCTTTGCAGATCTTAGTGATTTCCGCAAGGTCCCGATTTGTCCCGCATGCAAGCCACATGTCCGGGGCGATAAACTGCGTATCAGTGTTCCGCACCCACATGTTCAGGTCTTTGGTGATAAATTCAGCCAATTCCGATCCGCCCATATCGCGCGCGGCTTTGGCACTTTCCCGCATGGTTTGCAATCGTTCGGGGTCAGCGCACGTAAAAGGTGCAGCTTTGGGCCAATTTCGCTCATCCCACGGGTCGTCTCCGTCATCAAGGCAAAATATATCTACAAAAAAATCTTCAGCAGTTGTAATTCCCTCCAGCACCTTTATCGCGTATTGATCCATTTCATAGCAGAAGCTATTCATGTTGGAACCTCGCGTGGTGATCATAGATACCAAAGTTTCTTTAAGGGATCTGGTTCCTTTGTAAATCTTGCTATAGATTTGCCCGTCTGGGTGCTGGTGTAACTCATCGATTGAAGCATAAATAGAGCGAAAACCCTCATCAAGTCCGGCTTCGCGGCTCAACGCCTCGATTGTTGATCCTGTGTTGTTTGCAATTATGGTATTTTTATATCCCTTAACTGTAAACAACTCGCTCAGGTCGGCGTCACCGTAAATGAAATGTTCCATTTCCTCCCACGCTAGGCGGGCCTGCTTTTTACGATTGGCGACGGTAAATAGCTTGCCATATCGGTACCCGGAGAATGCAGCGATATACGGGCCAATAATTCCGTTTTCCATGGTTTTGCCCTGCTGTCGGGATATGCATTTATATCTCCGCCTAAATCTGCGTGCACCGTTTGACTTTTTCAGCCACCCAAATGTGCAGCCCAGATCAAAGGCCTGGCAGTCCATCAGCTTCAGGGGCCGGGGTTCTGCGCCCTCCGATAGGGTCAGTGTTTCTGCAAAGTCCAAAATTCGGTTTGACGCTTCAACGTCCCACCTAAATGGATATTCGGGGTCAGCCTGCCGGTCCAGATCCCGCAGGTGCCTCTGGCAGGCCAGCCGGTGCAGCCGCCCGCAAAGTACATCCCCTGCTACCACTTTGGCGGCGTAGTCCGTCACTCTGTCGGTCATGGTTGCGCGCCCCCAAAGATGCAGTCAAAAAAGTGATTGTAGAAGTCGTACACCTCTTTGCTGTTTTCAAAGCTGTACTGCTCTATCTTTGGATTTTCATTCAGATTGCTTGAGGTTTCAAGCACATAATGTGCCGTCTCCGTACGCATAAGAATAATCTTGCTGTGATTATTCGCAACAATCATATTCCAACCATTTCGGTCTGCGATAGTTTTGAATTCGCGGGCATAGTTCCGCCCGTGTTTTGTGTCCATCTCCTTCTGCATGGGGCTGGTCAAGAATCGTGCGTTTTTTAGCTTCCCGGACTTTGCCAGTGCATTCAAGTACTGATACTGCTTTGGACCAATGCGGAGCGTGCTTGCTGACAATTCCAAGATCTGCTCGTTTTTTGCAACCCACGCGATAAAAGACAGTGACGCTACACCGCCGTGCAAACTGATAAACTTTAGTGCTTCTCCCGGAGCCGGGGGCACACCGACGGTAATTTTGTCGATCAATTTCACACTGGTAGATAACACAAATTGCCGTCTGGTGGGGGCCCGGACCCGGGTATACAGTAATTCGCCCATTACGCATTCACCTTCTTCTCAAAGCGTTCAAATTTGTTCGGCGTTTCACGCTTAGGCGGTTCCGGCACCTCCAGCTTGCACCGGCTTGTAATGGTCAGCCCCAACGCTCCGGCCAGCGTGTGCGCTTGCTTGCAATATCGATCTTGCAGTTTGGATAGCTGGTCGATTTCAAAAATGTCGTCGCTATCGGCCATAGCCTCCCGCAGACGCTTTGTCACATCCTCATACAGTGATTGCGCTGTGATATATCGTGCTAGCGCGTCAACGTCGGTCTCACCCATGATCCGGATTTTCACAAGCTGCTCCGCCAGCTTTTTAAAAGTCCGCTTTTGAGCCGGTGTGAGATATGCCGGGGGCGCGATGCCGTCCGTGCAGGGCTGGACTTCTGTAGCCCTGCGGGATTCAATTTCTTCTTTCGTCAGATGCTTGTTTCCCTTTGCAATCAGCAGTTCGATAGGCTGTTTTGCCCCGGCCATTTCGTTCACTTCCTTTCGCTAAAGTGAGGTGGGGACTTTTTTCTACAACGCCCCCTTCTTGTAGGCGTTTTTCTTCCAATCCTTCATAGAATTTTATATACCCCCTTGGTTTATCACTTTAATTTTTTCAAGTCGATAACACCAGGTGGAGTCTTCCCGTAGCGGGGCTCCAGACGATTGTGGCACGCTGTGCACAGCCCCATCAGCCCAGCGGGATCCAGGCGGTGGGCCCAACCGTCGGGCGTGCGGACCGGCTTAATGTGGTGCACTTCGCACGCTATCCGCTGGCAGCCCTCCAATCCGGCCTCGCACTGATAGTTGATACTTTCCAGGTACCAGCGAGATAGCCCCCGCCACTCTTTACTGCGATAGAACTTTGTCAGCGCGGCGGAGCGCTTAGCATTATAATGCTGATTGCTCCGCTGTCTGCGGGCCTGCTGTCGCCGTTCTGCCGCCGCCGCTGCAGCGGCCTCCGCCTCCGGGCGGCAATCATCGCAATACGTAATGCCAACAGGTATCAGCCGCTTACACTTCGGGCAGGGATGCAAAGCCACAACCACCCACCCCCTGGGTGTTCACATACACATCGATCATACGAACACCCCTGAACTAAAAATAGGCCACCGGAACAAGTCCAGTGGCCTTGTATCCTTTACGGGATACATCATACCATACAAGGCAATATTGTAAATACCCACCTCCCACTTATTTTTGAAATTAGGACTATCAGCCATGCAGTACCTGATTATTCGTATCTTAGCCTACATGCTATCATTCCGCACTTTCTCAATCCTTGCCTTCAGCGCCTGTAGCATTGCCTCCTGGGCATCGCCTTTATCTTCCAACGCGGCAGCCATATCGCAGTCAATGCCGCCCTGCACCAAAAGCCGATGTACGATTACGGGATGCTGCTGTCCCTGTCTGTGCAGTCGCTTATTGGCTTGCTGATATAATTCCAGTGTCCAATTAGGTAAACTGTACCAGATGATGTGATGTCCGCCCTGCTGCAGATTCAGGCCGTACCCGCAACTTGCCGGGTGGGCAAGTAGCACATCCACATCGCCAGCATTCCACGCGGCGGCATCATCAGGCCCGCGATACTGCCGAATCCGGCGGCCTTTCTGTGCAAGCGCTTTCATGATCCGCTCTGGCTCATGTTTGAACCAATAAAATATCAGGCAGTGTTGTTCGCACAACTGTTCAACCGTTTCTACCAAGGCATCAATCTTAGCATCATGTATTGTAGCGATCTCACCGTTTTCATCATACACAACTCCACTGCATAACTGCAATAGCTTCCCGTTGAGTACCGCCGCTGTGCCTGCCGTTATCACTTGATCCTTGACTTCAAGCAATAGCGTTCTCTCCAACGTGCGATATGCTTTCGCCGCGCTCTGGCCTAATGTCACTGGAATATCATTCGTCACGCAATCTGGCAGATTCAAGTAATCTTCAGATTTTAGGCTTATGCAAATATCTGATATCGCGGCTTTAATCCTGTCCGGGGCGTCTCGCTGCGGCGTGTACGTGCGGTATGCCCGCCCTGGATACGCCTTATCCTCCGTAAAAAATTGTTCGCGGTAAGCGCTAACTGTGCGTCCCAGGCGCTTGCCTTGATCCAGCAGGTACACTTGTGCCCACAAGTCTGCCAGCCCATTAGGGGATGGCGTGCCGGTCAGCTCGACGATTCTGCGGACCCGGGACCGCACTAACTTCAATGCCTTGAACCGTTTGGAGTTGTAGTTTTTAAAACTACTGCTTTCATCGATAACCACCATGTCAAAAGGCCAGTCATTGCGATAGTAGTCGACCAGCCACACAACGTTATCCCGGCTTATCATGTAAATATCCGCTGGAGTCGCCAATGCCCGGATACGCTTATTTTCACTGCCCAGGACCGCGGAGAACCGCAGGTGCTGAAGATGGTCCCACCGCGCCGCCTCTGCCTGCCACGTCGCTTCGGCGACTTTCTTTGGCGCGATAACCAGCACGCGCTGCACTGCCCACCTGTTGTACCGCAGCTCATTGATGGCTGTCAGAGTGATCACTGTTTTTCCCAACCCCATGTCAAGAAATAATCCGACACACGGATCATCAACTATTTTTTCGATACAGAACTCTTGGTACGGGTGCGGCTGGAATAGCAAGGTATCACCTCCTCGACAAACGCCTTTACCTGCTCGATCCCACACAGCACTCGCACGTCTGCGCCTCTGCGTCGCAGCTGGTCGATCATATAGGCCTGTCCGGGCGACAGCCGCCCTGTGTCGGTCTTAAGCTCGACGTACACTGTTCTACCCTCCGGGGTAATGATAATCCGGTCTGGGACGCCTCTGCAGCCCGCTTCAGGCACAGCCCTCCGCGGCGATCCACTTCTTTGCGCAACCATCGTTCGATGTCTTTTTCAAACATTTGTGTTTTCCTCCTTTGGCTGCATAAAGCAAAGCCAATGCGTATTCATGTTTTTACCGCTTCTATGCCCAAACAGCGGAGGATAGGGGGATAATGGCAAGATTTCTCTAAGCGGGATTTGTACCTCACTCCATTTAAAAATGAGAACACCGTCTTTGTCCAGCACTCGAAAACATTCAGAAAATCCCGCGCGGAGCATCTCCCGCCAATCGCCTTCGAGGCGTCCATATTTAAGCGCTGTCCAGCTTTTATCCCCAGCCCAGGTTAGGTGTGGCGGGTCAAACACTACTAATTTAAAGGCTTCATCTTTAAAAGGCAGCTTTGTAAAATCACATATCGTGTCGGGCTTTATTTCTAGGTAGCGTCCGGGATAATACTCATGCCGTTCCACCTCTCTGCGATCGCAATATTCAACATCTTGATTATTTTTATCGAACCAAAACATTTTACTTCCGCACGCTACATCTAGCACACGCTTACCTGGACTGGTACCCTGCGTTGCTGTAGTATCCATATTGTGTAATCACCTCCCAGCCCTTTCTTCAAAGTCCGGACATTCTACCATCGGACACTCCTCCTGATACCAATGCTCTCCCTCGCAGCAGCACGGATCGCCTGCGCTATCCTCCCGGGCACACCTAGCGCACAGGCATTTCGGATTCCGCAATCCCGGACGGCAGTACATGTCCGTCTCCGCCGGAATATCAGATGTGTCAAAATCGATAGTCGTCATGTCGCCGTCACGCGGCAGTGCATCACCTTCCAACGCGCGGCTGTTCCACTCAATCCAAGGGTTGTTCATATCGCTCCTTTCCGCCCACGCCAATGGGCACTTTAGCAGTTCAGTGTTACAGAGAAACGCCCGCAGCGGCACTTCCTAGAGTATTTTTAAAATATAGAGTTTTTAGAGTTTATAGAGGACAAGCACCACTATAAATCCTATATTCCACCAACTCTCCAACCCTACTGTTACATCTGTTACACTGTTACATACTATAGAAAATACAATATTTATACGGGACATAAGCCAAATTTCCCGAAATTTGCGGAGAAATCCGAACTTTTTGAGCTGAAACAGATTTGCTTTTGCCGGGTAAAGTTCTGTTGCATTTTGTTGCACTAAATCGCGAAAACCCGTTGTATCAGCCCGTTTTTTGCCCAAAAAGTTAAACTTTTTAAGAATTTTATAAAGTATTTAAGAGTTTGCTTAAGAGTTTGTTCGGAAAACTCCGCTTTTCGCGGGAAGATTCAGCATTTTCGGCGATAGCAGCGTTGCGGCCCATAGAGTTTTCCCACTCGTTTCAGCCCGTATTTCTCCCACCCAGGCAGAGCCGAAAGCATGTCGTGCAACTCCCGGGAAGCCTTTTCCGTCAGCTCTCCTCGCCGCTTTCCTAGCATTTCACACCAAAGTTCCATCGTGCAGATGTACTCCCGGGGTACCAATTTCAACTCTGATCCGGCGTTCCCCGAATAAAACATCTGCCGCTGAGCTTCGCCCCAATCATTCCAGTTCTCTGGTATGGGCAGATTAACAAATTCCTCGATCATACCTTCCCAGGGATGTGCCCGCCGGTGTGTCTCCTGCTCTTGTTTCGCCACCTTTTCTAGCTCTTTAGACAAAATCAGTGATTCGCCATTACGATAACGTACTACAGCTTCGGCCCAAATTTGGTCTCTCTCGTTATCCAGGTCCGTGAATACATTTTTAGTCCTGCGCCGCTTGTCAATGTCCACCGGCCAAAATCGCCGTCCGCCGGTCCGGTCGGTTAGGCATTCTGCTGTGTTCGTTGTCCCAAAAAATACGCATTGCCGGGGGTGTTCCATTGCGAAAACACCGTACGATGCTCTATAAAAATCAGATGCTGCACTGATAAATGCTTTAGCGGCGTTAATCTCGGTCACTCCCAGAGCCTGCATTTCGCCGATTTCGTTAATCCACGTGCCCTGAATTGTCTCCATTGCTTCTTTTCCGGCGAATGTACGCAGTGATTCGCTGAACCACTTACCACCCAGTTTTTTGAATATCGTGGACTTATATCTTCCCTGCGCGCCCACAAGCACCAGCATGGTATCATACTTACATCCCGGCTGCATAACACGGGCAACCGCCGCCACGACGGATTTGCGCGTCACCGCACGCACATACGGCGTGTCCTCCGCGCCCATGTAATCAATAAATAGCCGGTCCAGCCGTTCCACACCGTCCCATGTTAGCGAGTTAAGGTAGTCGCGGACCGGGTGATAGGCGTGCGCATTGGCACAGGCAAGCACAGCATCCCTAGCATCCTTATCAGCGATTTTGCCCATGTGAGGCTCCAGGTAAATTCGCAGTGCCACCGTGTCACCGTCCGTCCACTCTTTTGGCTTGCCCGGCCGATCCCATGGCAGGTCTCCCTCTACGCTGATCCGGCCCGTAAACTGATTCAGTCTGATTTTGCCACGCAAGTCTGGGCAGTGTTCCAGCGCGGCCTTGTAGTTTTTCAGCGATTTGATAGGCTTCAGCTGGCCGTCTA